ACGGACAAGTCCCAATAGACGCGGAGGATATTCGTCGTGTCAATCGTCCAACCGGACGCCCCGAACGACAAGACGGTCGGTGTCGCTCCGCTATCGCTCACGATATGCGGCGTCGCGGGCGTTCCCGTTTGCCCGGAGACGGTATTGCTCGCGGTATGCTTCCAATCGTTGTAGCCGATGATTGTGTCGGCCGACCGTTGAAGGAAGACGCCCGTTTGAAAGTGTCCAAGATCAAACGCGGCGTCGCGGACGTTGAAGCGGTTAAGCGCGCCCGCTTGCGAGTAATCGTCGAAGCGGTCGTTCAAGTCGGTCGCGTCGACCTGGTCCCCGTCGACAATGCGTCCGCGAATAATTCGACTCATCGGAATCTCCCGACCGCGAAGTATCGCGAGCTATATATGTGAGCTTGAAGCAGGTTATCGCCCGACGGTAAAGACCACGCACAATCCTCCGACGGCTCCGTAAGTCGGAACTGAAGGTCGACGGATAGATCACCGGGCGCGAAGATGCTGGTCCCGAAGAGCCGACTATGCTCATGATACGCCGTCCCGCGACGCTCCGCGAGCGTGACGCCGTTCACAAGAATCCGAAGTCTCATGTACGCAGGCGAGCCGGGGAAGCCGTCGTTCGCGCCGCGGGCGAAGATATTCGAGACATACGCGTTGCAGCTCCACTCGAAGAAGAGCGATCCGCCGCCGAAGTTCGACAAGGTGATTGTCGAGCCGACGTTCGTCCATCCGCCCGCGTGAACCTGAAACGTCGACGCGATCCACATATTCGACGCGACCGACGTATCCGCGTCCGCGTCTTGCTGACCGTCGGACGCGGCCGGGTATTGATCGTCGGCATAGGTGCGGAGGATTGCACCTGGTTCAAGACGCGCTTCGTCGACGAAGCTCGCGGGAATCTGGTCGCGGTCGATCGTTGTAATCGACGACTGCTGAGCGCGGAACTCGTCGTTGAAGCCGTCGGGCGACACCGTGTTTCCGGAGCGTGCGTCGCGGTGCGTCCACTTCTTCATGCCCGAACCCCTGCAACGACGCGCGTTCCCTTCGAGGTGTATTCGTATTCGAAGCCGACAAGAACGAGGTCGTCCGTCGTGAACAGCTCGAAGCAGAACCACGCGGCAGACTGATGAGCGACGGAGTATCGGAGCGGGACAAGTCGAGCGTCGCGATATGTCGCGCTTCCGAGCGTCGCGCTATCAAGCGTCGCGAGCTCGCCCGCGTCCGGCGGTTGTGCCTTGTAAGTTCGTTCGATAACCGGCGTTAGCGAGAAGTCCTTGTAATGACGCATGGTTATCCCGGCGTCGCCCGTCGTCAGAATCCAGATTGTGACATACGATACTTGTTTCTGAATCTGAGGATCACCGGCCGCGAACCACGCGCTTCGATAGATCGACGTCGCGGGCGCGTCGTATTCGAGCGTCGGAGCGGGACCGGTCGACAACGTCGAACCGAGCGCCCGTTTCCCGCTGATTACGAAGAGTCCGCGTTGAGACTCCGCGTTTCCGGACTCGTCTCCGGTATGGTGTCCGAAGACGACCGTCCCGTCGTATAGCGTCGCGGCCGCTCCGACCGGGAATCCGAGCCGCGTCGACCAGGGCGACACCGACTCGACGAGCGGTATCCGGTCAAGGTGGAGAACAAGCGCTTCGTCGGAGCGGTCGTTTCCGTCGACGGGAACGTATAGCTGATATTCCCGGTGCTTCTCCGTATAGATCCCGATCGCGCGCGGATGACAGTCCGGAGTAATCCGTTCGATGAAGCCGTCTTGAAGCGTCGTCAGCGGGACGACGTCGTTCACCGCTCCACCGACGACACCGCCCGTAATCGCGTACACGCCGTCGGACGCGAGAAAGACGACACCGACGCCGGGAATCGCTTGCACACTCCGCGGAGCTCGACAGGACACCGACGACGATATCGTCGTGACGGTGAAGCCCGACGTGTAATCGCCCTGAACGACGTCTATTCCGTTCTCGCGGAAGACAAGAAGGGTCGTGTAGTTTCCGAAGAGCGCGGTGATTCCTCCACCCTGCGAAGATAGTTCGATATACGCGTCAGAACCGAACTGTTCAATAAGACCGGGCGCGGAGTAAAACAGCGTCCGCGGCTCATCCGATCCACCGTCAAGGAACAAGCAACCGTTGAACATCGCGGAGAAGCGCGCCCGCGGTGATGGTAGCGGTCCCGTCGCGATATCGGGCGCGGATTGTCCGAGCGCGGCCGTAAGCGTCGCGTCGAAGAAGGTCGTCTCGACGTTGTTCCGGACCAGGTCGATGAAATACAAGGTCGTATCGCCCGCGTCGACCGCTCCCGCGGCGTAGTTCGACGTCCGATAGAGCTTCCGCGCGACCGTCCCGTCGGGACCAGTCGGAAGGTCTAACGTCACCGCATGACGGAAGCCGAACGCATCTTCTTCGAGTGCCCATCCGACCGACGCGAGCGTCGACGACGGCCCTTCCGAGCCGGTATTGCTGACATACGACACGGCGTAGCCGAACAACGCGGGCTTGTCTCCGTCGGAGCCCGATAGATTGTTTGCGAAACCGAGCCCGTATTGCCCGCCGTCGGGAATCGCGAGCGCCTGTTGTGGACACCATAGCGTAGTTCTTCCAGCTCCACCGGCCGCGGGCGGAGCGTACGTCGGGGGAGGGCCGCCCGTAAGCGGCGGGTATGGTTTAACCAGGTGCGGAGTCGGAGCGGCCGCGGGCGCGTCGAAGCCGAACGGACGGATGCACTGGGCGATCGTCGACGTTGCTTCCGCGGTCGTTCCGAGCGGCCAGGGACGGACAATCACCGGCCGCTCTGATCCGTTCGTGATCACCGTCCCGTGCGGCGTGTCGGTGTACCACGAAGACGACTCCGTCGGAGCGGGGATCGTCCGGCCGGTCGCGAGCGTCCGAAGAACAAGCGTTCCCGCGGCTTGATAGAGAAGGTGAAGGTTCCCGTCTTCTTCGAATAGGATGAAGTCGCGAGCTCCGCCCGCGAGCGACCGTCCGACATGAAGCGAAGACACTGGTCCGCAGTTCGTGAACGGTGTCCAGTCCGACGCGTCGACGCGGAACGGCTCGTATCCGATACGCGAGCTCCATCCGCCCGTCGTCCTGTCGAGTGTCCAGTTCTGAACCTGTCCGCCGTTGTCGGGTGTCTGCGGAAGTCGCGTCTCGAACCCGCCCGCAAGCGTCGCTTGATAGACTTGCTGTTTCATGGCGTGAACGTCAGCTTCCCGAACGGATTCCGGACATAGCGATACCCGGCCGTCGGTGTTCCCTTGATGATTCGTCGCGGAACGGCTTTAAGATACCGTTGTTCCATCCCCTTATATAGAAGGTCTTTCTTCCGAGCGTATACAGCCGACAACGCCGGGTTGTCGACTTTGAGCGTTAGATTCTCTAACGCTGCATATGCGATAATCTGCGAATACGCCGCGGGAACAAGGGGCGCGTCTTGATCTTCTTGCAGTCGGGCGGGATGAAGAACCATCCGAACATTGACGTCCTGATCCGCGGAGGGATGAGGGTACAACTGGAACGATTGATACCCGGCCGATTGATTGTACTGATACCGAATCGCGGTAGACTGGAACGCTTGTCCGGCTAACGTGTTCAGTGACAAGTCCGGTTTAAGAATCACGCCACCCGTCGGAGCGACGGTGTCGGTCCCGATCGGAGGTTGCGGAAGCTCCGCGTCGTCGTTGCGAACGCGGACGGGCGCGAGAATGTTCGCGTCGGCACAAGCGAAGTAATATCGACGATACAAGCCCGTCGTGTTCGCGATCGTTTCGGGTTGGAAGTGGAGCGTCTGCGTATCGCTCAACGCGAACGACGCGATCTTCGACAAGCCCGACTCGAAGCCGTCGGAGACGTCTTCGCGGTAGACGCGATACGCGGTCGAGCGTGGTCCGCGGACGTTGCACATATAGACGTCGATCGTCCGGACACCTTGACCGGCCGGGACCGGTTGCACGGTGACGCCGCGGACGGTCGACGGAGCGGGGACGACTTTCCCTTCGGACGGAAGGAAAGCTTCGATCGTTCCGAGAAGGGACGCGTCAAGGTTCGCGTCTTCCCGCTCCCACTTCGACAGGAAGAGCGCCTTCGCCGGTATGCCGACGGAAGGGTCGGACACGTTCTCGACTGTCATGCAGTCGGACGGAAGGAAGACGTCGCGACGCTTCACCGTCGCGGCATACGCGCCCGTTACACCGACGAAGGGCCGGTCGAGATACAACGTCGTCCCGTTCTGTACCCATGCAATCAAGTGTTCGAAGGTGTTCCCCGCGGAGTCGGTGACGGTCACCGACGCACGGTCGAGAGCGGAGCCCGGAAGAACGGGGGACGAGCTCGAAGGGAATGTTCCCGTCACCGTCGCGGAGCCGTTCGTGAACGTCGCGGTGTATACCGCGTCGGTGTAGGTCTTCAAGACGCGGTCGCGAATACTGAAGTCCCACGGTCGGTCAGTTAAGAGCCGACCTTGCGCGTCGTTCAGTAGGCTAACGAGCTGCGTTCGATAAGTGGGATTCGTCGGATCGTAGTCGAGAAGATTCCCGACGAAGTCGATAAGGGCTCCAAGATTCACCGACGACTCCTTTCAAGGGATGCGTCGGGCGCCTGGTCACGCTTGCGCGTTCCTTCCGACCAGGCGACCGACGCGGACTCTTCCGGGGGGGAAGAGTCGGAGGGATCAGAACTGTTTGAAGACCCAAACGTCGGCGGTGTTCCCGGCCGCGGCTTCGAGACTCACGCCGCAAGCGGGCGCGGTATCGGCCGCGGCAATCGCGACGGCCTGTCCAGCTTGCGTATTGTCGACGACGAGCGCGATACCGGCCGACCCGACCGCGTTCGCGACGCTTGCGTTTTCAGCGTAGCCCGCGACAACGACGCGAACCTGATCCCCGGCCGCGGCCGCTTCGGTAGCGACACCGACGACGAGCGGATTCCCGGTTGCAGTACCCGCGAGCGCTTCGACGACGTACAAGACGCGGTCGGCTCCGGTCTTCGTGGTGTCGAGCTGGACCCAATCGCCCGCGGCGATTGCACCGTTCGCGAAGAACGTTTCAATCTGACGACGGTTCGAAGTGTCGCCCGCTTCACCGGCTGACAAGAACTGAATGAGAGAAGAGGTAGCCATGATATCAAGCCTCCGCGTCGAAGAGAACACCGTGCGAAGCAAGGTGTCCGGTGACAAGCTGCATCCGACAGAACACCATAGCGGCTTCTGTCGCGGTACCGGGGACGGGCATCATTTCAGACACGTTGAAGAAGCCGTCGGTGTCCGCGTAGAGCTGGAACTGATCGGAACTCAGAGCGTATGCGGAGATTGCATCACCGGCCGCGGGAACGCCCGCGTCGGATGCGAAGCCGAGATTCGGCTCAACGTAGATTCGCGCGCCGCGCCACATTCCAACCATGTCGCGATCCAGTCCGTCCCGATCGCCGGAAGAGACATAACGCACGCTCGACTGTTGAAGAGCCTGGAAAGCGGCGTAGCAGTTCGGAGACATGAGCAGGATATCGGGGAACGCGCCCGACGGGTTGCGGATCTGGCAGTTGATGAACAGCTCGTCAAGGTGTGCAAGCGAGAGCGTTCCGCCCGCGTCGACGACGGCGTTGAACCAGTTCTGACCGCGGTACGTCACCTTCGAGAGTCCCCCGACGGTGTTCAACTGCGTTCCGGTTGCGCGAGCTTCAAGCCAGCCGGTTGTATTCGGAGCCGCGGTCGCGGTCCCGTTCCCGTTGAGCGTCTGGAACGTGGTGAGCTTCGACGAATCTCCGACGATCACCTGACGCGACACTTCCTTCTTTAAGGAAAGCATGACGTTCTTCATCTTCGATTCGAGAATGTTCACGACTGCAAGATCGCCCTTGTTCGCGGCTTTCTCGACAGCCGACAGGATAATCGGCTGAGTAAAGTTCGAATACTCGAACTTCGCAGTCTGGAAGGGGTCGGTGACGGCCATTGACACCGGCTCGAAGCCGTTCGACAGTTCGGTGATCGAAGAGTGATCACCGAAGATAACCGGCTGCTCAACGCGGAGTCCGCCGGACACCTTGACCAGGTTACCGGCTTCTTCGATTGCGCGGAAGAGCGGATGAGACAAGAATGAGTTGTCGACGAGCTTGTCGCGGAGAAGCTGAAGCGTCGTCGAGATGACTGATTGAGGGGCCATGACAGGGGCTCCAAGAAGAAGGGGTTCGCGTTGTTCCGGGTGCTTCTTCGAAGTCCGCTATCAAGCTCCGCGGAGCGGGTGGCCTGACTTGTTCATAGGTTTACCCGTACAACGTCGATAAGTCAACCGTCGCGGTTGAGGGATTGCGCGAGCTTCAAGATATCGGCCGTGCTCATCTTGCGAAGATCGGAGCCCGACGGCTTCCGCGCGACCGCTCCTTTTCGCGGTGGAGCGGTCCCGCGAAGCGCTGCTTCCTTCGATGCTTTCCGACGTGCGGAGCGCTCTTCGCGGGCGCGTTGTTCGGCTTGTCGGCTCTTCTTCCCGCGCGCGGCCCAATACGCCGTCTCCAAGTCGAGAGAATCGTTCGATTCAAGAAGGTGCTGAACTTCGCTTCGAAGCGCGTTGTCCTTCTCGAAGTCGGGATGCTCGTTCAAGAAGCGTTGATAATCGTCTTCTGCCTTCATGGTTTGATATTCGGCTTCCATCGGTTCGAGAACTTCGCGGAGCCGACGAGATACTTCGCGCTCGATTCGAGCTTGAATCGATGCTTCGTTGAAGGGGTCATATTCAGGAACTTCGCCGTCGTCCGCGAGCGCTTGTTTCCCCTTCATGAGCGCTTCACGCTCGCGAAGGAACTCGCGACGTTGTTCCGCGAGCGCGGTCGTCTTCTTCGTGTAGTCCGCTTGCATATTCCGCATGAGCTTCGCGATATCGGGCGGGACGCGGGCGATCGCATCATTCCATGAGAGATTGCGTCGTTCGGGCTCCGCGTCCGCGGACTGTTCTTCGAGCTCGACTTCGTCTCCG